GAAATTGAAAAGAAAAAGATATGCAACAATTACATGAACATAATACAAAAGCACTATGGAAGAGCTTGGAGCTATGATCTAAGACAAGTCGAATTAGCTGGCGATGTATTGAGAGCTGGATATACTATTGATAGCTTTAATAGTGATGCTAATGGATTAGTTGAATGGTCAAAGAGAAACAATAAACAACCACCTCAATCATTACAATACTTCATAGCACGAAAGACCAACAGTAAGAAGCCAAAGGAAGCCATAGACATTGTTAAACAAATGGCTGGAAAGATGAAGCTATGATATTATTGTACAAACTCTGTACGTTCCTACAAAGATTATACATGGCTGTCAGTCTAAAAATAAATCGTGGGCAAAAAGTGACTATAGGGGGGGATGGTCGAGGTCTATCGTGGGGGTATCTCACAAAAATGTTTTCTAAAATTCCATTAAACAAAAAACAGGAGATTAAAACATGGAACTAAAAGCTAAACCATACGATGTTGTTCAAGGAACTAAGTATTTTAAGGATGGCGAAGAGAAAACTAGGTGGCAAAAAATAGGAGTTGCCTTTGAAAAGGATGGTAAAATCACTTCTGTCAAGCTTGAAGCCTTACCAATTCCCAATAAAGATGGGGAAATCTGGCTAAATATCTTTGAGCAGAAGCCGAGAGAGGTTAATGGGATGCCTGTAAACAACAGTAATCCTTCTGAAGATCAAGTTCCTTTCTAGATATGGCTAAAGTAACTCCTAGCATAGGTCGTTTTGGTGGCATAGGAGCTATTACAAAGCGATTAAAAGGATCTCGTTTGATCTATGACAACCGAGATCAACTTGCTTTGGCGATGCTTGAGATGGCTTCAACAAATATAACCGATGTTATTGAATGGAAGGGAGAAGAAGTTAAGATCAAGGAGATGAAAGACATCCCAGAAACTTCATTAAATGCAATTAAAAAGATCAAAGTAACTCCAACTAAGGCTGGAAATATGATTGAGGTTGAGCTTTACGATAAGGTTCGGCTAATGCAGATCTTGGCTAAGAGTGCTGGTCTTTTAGATGAGGAGAAAGAAGTTGATAAACCAGCAGTCGTTAACATTGAGATGGTCATGCCAGATGATAAATCAAAATGATGAAGATATTTTTGAAGATTACCCTCAAGAGTTTATTGAGAAGATGGATAATTTAAAGGGAAAGACTAAGACAGTTTCGGTTTATGAACATGCCAGAAATGGTTATGACCAGATCGAAAGTCCCAAAGGTATTGATTGTGAGTACGACATGGAAAGGAAGAAAAAAAATGATAAATCAAAAAAGTGATCCTATAATTCCAGCAACTTTGAAATGGGATTTTAGCCAAAGTCCTACTGTTGCAAAGTTTATGAAGTCTAATGCTTTTGTTAGAGGGATAATGGGAGCTGTGGGATCTGGTAAATCTTATGCTTGTTGTGCTGAAATCTTTAGAAGAGCCATTGAGCAGAAGCCAAGTCCTAGAGATAATATCAGATACACTAGATGGGCAATTGTTAGAAACAGTTATCCCATGCTGAAAACAACTACGTTAAAAACATGGCTTGAATTATTCCCAGAACATATTTGGGGAAATGTTCATCACTCCCCACCTATCACTCATCACATAAAATTACCAGCTAGAGGAGATGCTTCTGGGATAGATTGTGAGGTTATGTTCTTAGCATTAGATCAGCCCAAGGATATAAGAAAGCTTTTAAGTCTTGAGATTTCTGGGGCATTCGTAAACGAAGCAAAGACCTTACCGAAAGCTGTTATAGATGGCTTGTCACATAGAGTTGGAAGGTATCCGACTAAGGCAGATGGTGGCTGTACTTGGCGAGGAATTATTATGGATAGTAACCCAATGTCTGATGATGAATGGTGGTATCGCTTGGCAGAAAAAGAAACTCCTAAAGGCAGATTTAAATGGGAGTTTTTTAGACAACCACCAGCAGTTCTTGAAGTCCCTGTCGATGAATTGCCAGACGATATGCCAGAAGCTCAAGGTTATCAGTTTGTGGCTGGTCGGTGGTGGCTTCCTAATCCTAAAGCTGAAAACCTTAATAATCTTCCAGATGGTTATTATGATCAGCTCTTAGGTGGTAAAAACTTGGATTGGATTAGATGTTATGCTCAAGGTCAATATACTTTTGTGCAAGAAGGCAGACCAGTATGGACTGAATATAATGATGAGATGATGGCTGGTAGTTTAGAAATAGATCCGACTGTTCCCATCCAGATTGGATTAGACTTTGGATTAACTCCTGCTGGTGTTTTTGGGCAGAAACTTAAAAATGGTCGATGGCATATTTTACATGAAATTGTAACTGAAGAAATGGGACTTGAACGATTTTGTCATATTTTGAAATCAGAAATTGAACTTAGGTTTAAAGGTTGTGAGATTGCCATATGGGGAGATCCTGCTGGTTCGCAAAGGGATGCAATCTTTGAAAGTACGTCTTTTCAGCATTTAAAAACTCATGGACTAATGGCACAGCCAACAGCCACTAATGATTTTAGAACTCGAAGGGAAGCTGTAGCTATTCCTATGGGAAGATTAATTGATGGCAAAGCTGGGTTTTTAATTGATAAAAAATGTGTGAAGTTAAGAAAAGCTTTAGCTGGTGGATATCATTTTAGAAGAGTTTCGGTTGGAGCTGGACAGGAAAGATTTAAAGACGTTCCGATGAAAGACATGCACTCGCATTGTGCTGATGCATTGCAATATTGTTTACTAGGATCTGAACATAGGATTATGACAAAGCGACCTACTTCATTTAATAATTTTAAACCTACGATTGTTAAAACATTGGACTTCGATGTTTTCGCTTCCTAGATTAAATCGTAAATTAAAACTCGATTATCCAAATGATAAGATAGTAAACTTTCATCCTATGCATTTAGATATGATTGATTTGAATGAGTATGATCAAGCCAATCTTTTAGAAAATAAAAACAATCTTCATAAACTTTATCAGTTTGCACAAGCTGGTTTAGGTCTTACTGCAATGTCTGGAAATAGGATCTATGCCATCTTTGGTATTTGGGACTTATGGGATGGAGTTTCAGAAGCTTGGTTAATTCCTTCTAATGAAATATCCAGAAAAACTTTAAAATTTCATAGAGTGGCTCTTAGGTTTTTCGAGTATTATGCCAACGTAAAAGGCACAAAAAGAATACAATTTACAGTAAGTACACTCAACGTACAAGCAGACAGATGGGCGAAAAGATGTCATTTTAATAAAGAAGCTGAAATGAAACATTATGGCTTAAAAGGCGAAAACTATTATTTATATGCGAGGATATTTTAATGGGAAGTTTATTCGGAGGAAGTTCAAAGCCACCACCACCAGACACAACAGATATTGATGCAAGAGAAAGCAAACTTGAACGTCAAGAAACTGAAGAAAAAAGAAAGATAGCTTCTCGTTCAAAAGCTAGAAGAGCTGGTGGATCTAATATGTTAATGACACCGAGAACAGGTGGATCGGCTGTCGGCAATGAGCCAATAGGAGATCAAAAAACTCTTGGTTATGCCAGAAATTCAAGAAATGTCTAAAAAAGAATTTATTCGTAATCCTAAATTTAAAGAAGATCCTATTCCAGAAGAAGAGCCTTCTGAAGAAAAAGAAGGTGGAGAATAATTTATGGCTGAACTTTCTGTAAGCGAGATTAAGAAAAGATTTAAAAATGCTGAAGCTGAAAAAGAGCAATGGCGATCTATCTATGAAGAAGCTTACGAATACTGCCTACCAATGAGAAATCTTTACGATGGGTATTACGATGGTAATGCTGTCGGTCAAGATAAGATGAAAAGAATTTTTGATAGTACAGCCATTCATTCTACATCACGATTTGCCAATCGCATCCAAAGTGCATTGTTTCCCCCACAAAGATCGTGGTGTAGATTGACCTCTGGTTCTGATATCCCCCCAGAACGTCAAGTTGAAGTCGGACAAATTCTTGATGATTATAATGAAAAGATGTTTAGCATTATGAATCAAAGTGGCTTTGATTTGGCTATGGGAGAATTTTTACTTGATCTAGCTATTGGAACATCTGTCATGCTGATACAGGCTGGAGATGAAACAACTCCAATCAGATACACAGCAGTTCCTTCATACCAGATTTGTTTTGAAGAAGGAGCTAATGGAACTGTCGATACTGTTTACAGAAAAATGAAAAGACCATTTGATGTAATTATAAAAGAGTTTCCAGATGCTAAAATTCCTAAAGAAGTTTCAGATAAATATTTAGATGATCCTTCAAAAAAAGTAGAATTATTAGAAGCAACCTACACCAAAGATGGTTTTATTTATTATTGTGTATCGACTATGGAAGGAGATCACAAACTAGTTTCTAGAACTCTTAAAGGTATGCCATTTGTGATTAGCCGATATATGGTGGCTAGTAATGAAAAATATGGGCGAGGTGTTGCATTAATGGCATTACCAGATATTAAAACTTTAAATAAGGTTACAGAATTAACTTTAAAAAATGCATCAATTTCTATCGGTGGAGTGTTTACTGCTGTCGATGATGGAGTGCTAAATCCACAGACTATCTCAATCCAAGCTGGATCTGTGATTGGTGTATCTTCTAATGGTGGAGCAAGAGGAGCTTCACTAGCTCCCTTACCTCGTTCTGGCGATGCTAATATGTCCCAGATCCTAACAAATGATTTACGAGCTAATATTAAAAGAATGATGTTAGATGATGAAATTGCTCCAGAAAATATGTCTGCTAGAACTGCAATAGAAATACAACATAAGATTAGTTCCCTTTCTGAAAACATGGGAGCTTCATTCGGCAGACTTATTTCAGAAACAATGAATCCGATAGTTAGAAGAACTTTAGAGCTGATGGATGAGCTGGGAATAATTGAACTTCCTTTAAAGATAGATGGACTGCAAGTAAAGATTGTTCCTATATCTCCCCTCGCTATGGCTTCCAATAAAGATAAAGTGAATGACGTTTTAACCTTTTTACAAATGACACAACAAATGGGAGTTGTCGGTGGTTCATTGTTAAAAATGGATGCTGTAGGAGATTATATAGCTGATCATCTTGGTATCCCTTCTTCATTGAGAACAACACCAGAAGAACGCCAACAAATTATGCAACAGACAATGGAACTTGCCCAACAACAAATGGAACAAGAACAAGGGCAAATGCCACCAGATCAAGCTCAACCTCAAGAATTACCAGTAGGATAATATGGCTAATCAATCTGAAAAAATACGATCAATAAATGCTATTGGTTGGGATGGAGTAAATTCTACAGTCCAACCTTTTAAGAATAAAACTGAACAATCTGATTTAGATATTTCTTTTGCTCAATGCTTCAATACTGAAGCTGGGCAGAATGTTTTAAAATATTTTGAAAAAATTTATTTAGATCAACCAGCATGGATACCTTCAGCAGATCCTAGTTATGGCTATGCAAGAGAAGGACAAAATTCAGTAATCAGAGAAATAAAGCAAAGGATAAGGAGAACCTATGGCTGAACCAGAGCAACAAGCAGAACAGACTAATCAACCACCTCAAGGATTAATGGCAACAGTAGAGGTTGAAAATGAAACAAATCAAGATCCAGAGAGTATTAATGAGAGTAATATCTCACATACTGAAAGTGCTGAAACTGCGAAAGAAATTGCAGACAGACCAGAGCATATCCCAGAGAAATTTTGGGATTCCAAAGAAGGAAAAATTAGGGACAAAGAAGCCTTCAAGTCATTATCGGAACTTGAAAAAAACTTCTCGCAAGGCAAACACAAAGTCCCAGAACAGTATGACACAGAAGCCTTAACGTCTAAAGGTTATGATGTCGAAGATCCAATGGTTAAAACTTATGTTGATTGGGCAAAAGCTAATGGTGTTAATCAAAAAGGCTTTGAAGATTTAGCTAATCAAATCATAGGTTTATCTGGAGAAACTAAACAAAACTATGAATTTGAAGAAAAGGCTGAATTAGAAAAACTAGGAAATAATGCAGAAGCTATTATTAAATCTAATAAACAATGGGCAAATGGATTAGTTAATAAAGGTCAGCTTACAGAAGAAGAAAGATCTGAAATAGATGTTTTAGGTTATACTGCTTCTGGTCAAAGAACTCTTCAAAAGCTTAGAGCTATGATGGGAGATACCAGACAAATTCCTATTGGAGAAACATCTTCTTCTAAAGAAAGTGAACCAGAGTTTTCAGTTAGAATGTCTACCATGATGGCTGATCCTAAATATGGAAATGATCCATCTTTTACTCGAAGTGTTGAGCAAGAGTATGAAAAAAGATATCCTAGCAAATCTGGTTAATCTCTATAAGTTACTTTAACTCTTTACAAGGTACAGCTTGTACTGTAAATTTTAAAATAATCTATAACCTATTTTCTATAGGCAGATTTGGTTTATGTAAAAACATACGTTGCAGAACGTAATCTGTAGCCAAAGGCTGGATTTATCCAACAACCTAGATGGTGTTCATTTTTTAACTTATACAGGAGTTGATTATGTCAACAAATCTATCTCCAGCTTTCGTGCAATTATTTGATGCAGAGGTTAAACAAGCCTATCAAGGTACTTCAATGCTTCAAGGAATAGTTCGTACTAGAACTGGTGTCGAGGGATCGACAGTAAACTTTCCCACCATTGGTAAAGGATCTGCGACAGTTCGCACTCCAAGCACCGATGTAATCCCCTTAAACACCAGTTTTGCATCTGTAGCTTGTAGTCTTACAGACTATGTAGCATCAGAATATTCTGATATGTTTAACCAACAAAAAGTAAATTTTTCAGAGAGATCTGAATTAGCAACTGTGGTTGGCTCGGCAATCGGTAGAAGGCAAGACCAAATTATCCTAGATGCATTACTATCTGCTTCTGCTGGATCTTCAGTCGCTAATACTGTAGTTACCACAGGTTCGGCAAGTGCTTCTGGACTTTCGGTTGGAAAAATCATAAAGGCATCTGAACTGATGAACATTAAAAATGTTCCAGCAACAGATCGTCATATGGTTATTCATGCTTCTGGTCTAGCATCTTTACTAGCTGATGAAAGAGCAATTAGTGCAGACTATGCTTCACTAAAAGCTTTGACACAAGGTAGTGGGCAAATCGGAGAGTTCATGGGATTTACAATCCATGTATTAGGAGATCGTGACGAAGGTGGTCTTACTAAGGATGGAAGTAATGATAGAACAAACTTTGCTTTTCATAAGTCTGCTGTGGGTTGTGCTGTCGGTATAGCTCCTAAGACTGAAATTAACTATATCCCAGAAAAAACTTCATTCTTAGTAACTGCAATGCTCTCAATGGGTGCTGTTGCTATCGATGTTGATGGTATCTGTGATATTATAACAAGGGAGGCTTAATCATGGCTTTTTCAAGAGATGGATGGAATCCTATTGGTGGTCACTCCAAAAAAGGTTCAGCTCCCCAGATCTTCTCATACACTTCTACTGATAGTGTAGCCGATGCAAATACTGCTGGTTATTTTAATTCAGTTTCAGATGAAGTCGCTGTGGGAGATATGATCTTTGCTAACACCTCAACTGGTGGAACTTTAGTCGCAACTTTACTTTATGTTTTGACTAATGCTTCTGGAGTTGTCGATGTGAATAATGGAACTACGTTAGCAAGTACAGATGGCGATTAATCTGTATTAAAACAATTAGTTAGAAGCATATATTAATGTGTGCTTCTAACATTTAAATTTGGAGAGATAGATGGCATCTGGAGATACAGAAGTAAGGATATGTAACAAAGCTCTTTTGCTTTTAGGTGCTGAAAGCATAAATTCTTTTACTGATGGATCTACTGCTGGAAATGCTTGCTCATTAATTTACCCAGACGTTAAAGCGACAACTCTAGGGATGTATGCTTGGTCATTTACGATAGGTAAAAAAGAATTAAATAGAGATGTAGAAACTCCTAATTCTGAATGGTCTTATCAATTCACTATGCCTAATGATATGCTTACTGGAGTTCCCAGAGCTGTCAGAGCTAGTTCAAGTGCTGGAAGTCCAACTATTACAACTTGGGAAATAGGAACTACTTTAGGTGGCTATACAGCCTTATTAACTAATCAGACAACAATATTCATAGATTACCAAAGAAGTGTAGAAGAAGGAAATATGCCTTCTTATTTTACACAATTATTAACTTATCAACTGGCTTGGCATTTAGCCGAAGTGATGACAGATCAAACAGCTAAATCTGAATACTGGAGAGGTGTAGCATTAGGAATACAAGTTGAAGGATATCGTGGTGGCTTTTTTAGACAGGCAGTAAACATTGATAGTGCTGGTCAAACTCCTTCTGTGATACAGGACTATTTATTAACTGATGTGAGATAAGATGAGTAGATTACAACAATATCAATCTAACTTTTCATTAGGAGCAATAGATCCCCTACTTCGTGGTCGAATAGATTTACAACAATATTATTCAGCTTTAGAAACAGCTAAGAATGTTTTGATTGAACCTCAAGGTGGATTTAGTCGAAGAGCTGGTTTAAAGTTTGTTACAGATCTTACATCAGACAATGCTTCAAATGGAGTAATGCTTATTCCTTTTGAATTTAGCACAACACAAAATTTTTTAATTGTTGCCACAGCTTACAACACAGCAAATACAATTAGATTTCGTTTTTATGCTAACCAAACTTTAATCACTAATATTAATAGTTCTGGAAATAGTTATCTAGATTATAGTACAGGATCATTATATTCAGTAAGTGCTTTTGAATTAATAAAACTTTATTTTACTCAAAACACAGACACTTTAATTTGTGTGCATGAAAACTTAATTCCCTTTTCTATTAAACGAGGATCAGCTAATAATTTATGGACAATAGCACAACTTTCGTTAACAAGTCCTAAAGCACAATTTACCAAAGCCACATCAAATCCTTCAGCGACTATAACTCCAGATGCTACTGATGGAACTGTAAATATTACTGCTTCAACTGGTGTCTTTACTTCATCTCATGTTGATCAATATATAGAAGCTAATAATGGATTTGGTAGAGCTAGGATTGTAGAGTTCACATCAACAACTATTGTTAAAGCTGTAACTGAAACACCTTTTTTTGAAAAAGATGTAGCTATAGCTTCTGGAGCTTGGACTTTAGAAACTGGCTTTGAAGATGCTTGGTCTGGCACAAGAGGTTATCCTAGAACCTGTACATTCCATGAAGGAAGATTGTATTTTGGTGGAAGTGCTACTTTACCTTCAACTTTGTTTGCATCTAAGGTTGGACAGTATTTTGATTTTAAAGCTGATGAAGGTTTAGACGATGATGCTCTTATGGTTACACTTACTACAGATAGTGTTAATGCTATTAATGCTTTGAAGTCTGGAAGAGATCTTCAAGTTTTTACTTCTGGTGCTGAATTTTTCTTACCTCAAGCTGATCTAGAACCAATAACTCCTTCAAATATTGTTGTTAAGTCAGCTACAAGAAGAGGATCTAAGGCAAATATTAGACCTCAAGGAGCTGAAGGTGGAACTTTATTTATTCAAAGACAAGGAAAAGCATTACGAGAAATGTTATTTTCAGACGTAGAGCTGTCGTATGTGGCGAATAATATAAGTTTGCTCTCCTCACACTTAATTATCGATCCTCAAAAGATGGCTCTACGACCAGCCACAGATACGACAGAAGGCGATTTACTAATGATTGTTAATGGTACATCAACTTCTGGTTATAGAACTGCTTCAACACCTTATGCTGGTGGCATGGCATGTTTTATGATGAATAAAGGTCAGAACATTATAGCTCCATCTTTTTTTGAAACTGATGGAGATTTCATAGATGTTGCTGTTGATTTAGATGATATATTTGTAGTTGTTAAAAGAACCATTGGTGGATCTGCTAAATATTATTTAGAAGTTTTTGATGATGATTTTACAACAGATAGTGCTGTGCAAAAATCAACAAGTTTTTCTGGAACAAGTTATTCTGGTCATGCTCATTTAGAAGGTAAAACAGTCGCAGTTATTAGAGATGATATAGTTGATCCATCTGTAGCAGTTTCATCTGGAGCAGTTACAACAATAGCTCAACCAGCATCATATATGGAAGCTGGATTAGATTTTGATGTTGAAGTTAAAACCATGCCATTTGAAGCAAAGTTAGCTAGTGGATCTGTTCAAAGTCAGAAAAGGAGAATTTTAGAAATAGCTCCTATTCTTTATAAATCACAAAATATTGCAATAAATGGTTTTGATATTCCATTAGAAACTTTCCCTATTTCTGGAACTGGTGGTGTCCCTACTTTTAGTGGATCAAAAAAAACAATGGGATTTCGTGGATATACCAGAGATGCCCAAATAACAATAACACAAACTCAACCAGTTTTTTTAACTGTATTAAGTTTAGATTTTAAAGTGAGTATAGGTCAATGAGTGGAGCTGAATTATATCTTGTAGCTAGTCTTGTTTCTGCTGGAGCTAAATATGGAAAAGCTAAATCAGATGCTAGAAATCTAAGATCACAAGCCTATCAAACTGAAATAAAAGGTAGAGTTGATCGAGCTAATTATAAACAACAAGGAATTGAAGTTCTAAAAGAAACTAGCAAAGTTATGTCGGCAAATATAGCCAGAGCTTTTTCTGGTAATTTAGATCCATTCAAATCTGGGGAAACACCAGATATTATACAATCATATAGTTTAAGAGCTGGGATGAATGATTTTAGTATTTCCAGAGATAATGCATCAATAGTTATGAAACAGGCAGAATATCAATCTGAAACTTTAAGAGCTTCAGCAAGAGATACAATGAAATTTGCTAAATTAGAACTAATTGCAAATGTGGCTATGGCTGGTTATAGCTATTCAACTATTGGATCAGCACCAGCTACAAGCAAAATGGCTACATCTTCAGCTAACACTAGTTTAAGCCCCACATATGCAAGAGGAATGACACCTAGAGGATCTGGGGGTTTTACTGGTAATGCTCGTTTGATGCCTACAGGACAATAGATATGGCTGAAAGATACAAAAGATATGAAAGTAAAGGTTTGGCTCTTAAAATGCCAACTGTTGATTTTACTTTTGAAAAAAACAGATCAAATAATCTAAGTAATTTAAGTTCAAACTTAGACAGAATGGCACAGACATTTTATTCAAATGCAGTTCAAACAGCTAAAATTGAAGGTGCTGAATATGGAGCTTTAAATGCTCCTACAGAACAACAATTATTAGATGCTTCTGAAGATAATACTGAATTAGATTTTGTCGGAGATAAAGATACTGTATTTGGAAGATATGCCAGAACAGCTACACTAGAAGCAACATCTGAT